GTCCCAATACACGGGAATCGAGACTGCTGTCAGCACCCAGTACGCGGCGGACGGTGCCGACACCACCCAGCAGCCGCCCCAGTACTACGGAAACTGGAGCAGCCAGCGCCGGAACGAGCCTGAGGCCCATGGAGCCGCCCAGGCGGTCGCACAGCCCACTGTGGCCGCCATCGGCAGCCAGGCAGGCAAGGCCCGCGTCTCCTGGACAGCGCCGCAGCAGCCCCCGTCTGTCGGCTACACGGTCAAGGCCTCCAGCGGCCAGGTCGTCGGCGTCCGGCCCGACAAGACGTCAGCCGATTTCTCCGGCCTGACGACCGGCGCCTCCGTCACCTTCACCGTCACCACCGTCAACACCAACACCTCGGCCACTTCCCCGGCCTCGGCCAGCTTCACCGTGCCGTAACCCAAAACTGAATACGGAAAGCCCCCGGCCTGGTCGGGGGCTTTCGCATGCCTTATGAGAGAACTCCGCTCATATGCGAGCATTGGCAATGGCGCATTAGTCTCCTCCATTCGTAGCCCGCGCCCGCGACATCGGGTATCTGGAGCACGAGGGGCTACATGTCGATTTCATTTGCGCCGCCCGCCATGCGTGCCAGCGCGAGCGACCTGGCCGTATCTGTCAGCCCCCTCGGATTGGTCGAGCTCAGTGATGAGGAGTTCGAGGTCCATGGACAGCGCCTGTCCCGTTACTCCAGCTATTGGGCCGCCTACCTCGGCTACATGTGGGCCTATCGCACGGCCCCCGGCGAAACGCAGGTCACAGCGAACTACGCCAGGAGTCTGACCGAGTACAACGTCAATTTCTCATTCGGTCGGGGAGTCCACTTCGGGGCCGAGAAGAAGTATCAGCACGTTGTCCCTGCTCTGCTGAAGCGGATCTGGGAAGTAGATAACGCGAAGAAGGCCGTCATCTGGGAAATGGGGCTCCAAGGGGGAGTGTCCGGTGACGCCTTTATCAAAGTCGCCTACGACCCGGCCTACACGGACCCCGCCGGAAACGAACATCCGGCCCGCGTGCGCATCATCCCATTGAACTCGGCGCACTGCTTCCCGGAATGGCATCCGCACGACCGCGAAAGGCTGATCCGCCACAAACTCCGTTACCGCTTTTGGGGGGTCGGAACAGACGGAACTCGACAAGCTTACACATACACGGAAGTGTTGACCGACGATACGGTTGCAGAGTACATCAATGATCAGCTAATCGAAGGACCGGGCATCAAGAACCCCCGGCCAAATCCCCTCGGTCAGATACCCATCGTCCATATCCCCAATATGGCCGTCCCCGGCAGTCCGTGGGGCATGAGCGATATGCAGGACATCCTCGGACTGAACCGCCAGTACAACGAGACCGCGACCCAGATATCCGAGATCGTCGCATATTGGGCCGAGCCCGTAACCGTGGTGGTCGGGGCGAAAGCGGCCAACCTGGAGCGTGGAGCCAAGAAAGTGTGGTCGATCCCCTCCAAGGACGCCAGCATCACCAACTTGGAGAGCCTGGCGGATCTCGACGGCCCCATCGCTCTGCTGGAACAGCTCAAGCGCATGATGCACGAAATGAGCGGGGTCCCCGAGACCGCCCTCGGCCAGGTCCAAGCTGTATCGAATACAGCCGGAGTGGCCTTGGCTATTCAGTACCAGCCTGCCATGCAAAAACGCGGGCTGAAGATCATGGCGTACGAGGCCGGGCTCAAGAAGATAAACGAGCTGGCCCTGCGGACCCTCTTCCTTTTCGAGCCGGAAGCGCTCCGGTATAACCCGGATACCGAAGGCATCATCGGCGAAGAGCAGGACGAGGAGATCGACCCCACAGACCCCGAGGTCTATCTCACGACGTGTGAATGGCCCGAGCCACTGCCGATCGATGTCCTGGTCAAGCTGAATGAGATCGCCATGCAGATGGAGCTTGGCCTCGAAAGCAAGCGCGGAGCCCTCAAATCCCTTGGGGAGGAATTCCCCGATGAGAAGATGGCTGAGATTTTTGCTGAGCTTCAGCAGGACGTTGAAGAGCAGGGGGCCCTCGATATGCTAAGGGCCCAGATCAATTCTGCTATTCTCCAGGAAACTGGCCTCGCGCCTGACGGTGTCGAGCCGCCAGCGCCTCCCACTCCGGCGAGTGAGGGGCAACCGGCAACGGGCCCGATGAATACCGGGCTCAAGCCACAAGATGACGCACACAAAATCCTGACAGAACTCGTGACACAGGCGCATGGGACGCGAACGCCTCCTCGCCGACATTCGGACAATGATCCGTCTTCGGAGTCGAGCTAATGGCTACACCCGTCCCATCTGAAGGTACTCCCACACCGACTCCGGGCGAATCTGAGACGCCTCCGGCGCCCCCGGCGACGAAGTCGTACTCGGAGGAAGACCTGGAGAAGGCGCGCCAGCAAGAGAAGGCAAAGTTGTATGCCGAGCTGGAGAAGCTCCGTGAGCAGACGCGTACCCTTCCTGAAATCACGTCCGAGCTGGAGGCCCTCCGCAAGGAACGTGAGGACCGCGAGGCCGCTGCCGCAGCCGCTAAGCAAGAGGCTGAGGAAAAGGAGCGGGCGCAGCAGGAAGCGGAGATGTCTGCCAAAGATCTCCTGGACAAGCGCAATCAGGAGTGGGAGGAAAAGTTCGCGGAGATCCAGCGACAGCGGGAAGCCGAGAGGGAGCTCCTCGAAAAGGAGCGGACTTTCTCGCAGCTCCGCGAATACGTCCAGTCGCGTGTCCAGCAGGAGCGGGAGAATATCGCTCCGGAGCTTCTGGACCTGGTGGACGGAAATTCGCCCGAGGAGGTAGATGCCTCAATCGAGCGGCTCAAGGCCAAGAGCCAGGCAATCGCAGAAAAGATTCGTGGCACTCAGCAGCAGCTCGCGGCACAACAGCAGGGTGTTTCCCCGTCCGGCTTCAACACTTCGGGGCCGGAGGACATGCTCCCGTCGACTCAGCAGTGGTCTGCCGAGGACATCCGGAACATGTCGCCAAAGGAATTCGCGGAGAAGGTGAGGCCGCACTTCCTCGGCCGGAGTGACACTCGAAACCGTGGCCTTTTCGGCTAACCTGCCGAATCACGAGTTCAAGGGATCTGAAATATGGCCAACGCCATCACGGGTACGCCGTTTCTCTCGGCGAACCCAACCAACTATTCCGGGGCGAATAGTCAACTCTCCCCGGTCATCCAGACGATCTGGTCGAACTGAGAGGTATCCACCTCTCGCGGGCCGTCCTGGCGGGTGACTGCCAGGATCATGACTTTGCTGTATCGGTGAACCCCTCCAACAGTTCGCAGGGGAATACCGAGGGAACCCGCACCGGGGACGCCGTAGAGACTACACGCGAAGCCCTGCCGCAACCCCAAGCGTCCGGTGTTGTCGCTTGATGGTGGCAGGTGAAGATATAGTCCGATCTGTACCGATGGAAAAGGTGCAGAGGGCGGCAGAAATGACCGCTCCACGCCGGAAATCCGGCGGGGTAACAGAATGCCAAGGAAATCTTGTTCCAGTCCATGCCGATCCTTCGGTCTCGGGCCGCCTGAAGCAGCGATGCTTCAGTGAAAACCACGCTGTATCGGTGAACCCCTCCTTCTCGTTCAGCCATTCGTCATTCGGGGAATACCGAGGGAACCCAACACCTGGGACTCCGTAGAGACTACACGCGAGGCACCTCCCATAGATTCAGCTCTTAGGTGTGCAGTGAGCTGGAGCTGGAGGTGAAGATATAGTCCGGTCTTACGGGATGGAAAACCGTAAGAGTCAGGCAGAAATGACCTGGCCCCGCAGCCAGCGGGTAACAATGGGTCGAGCAATTCGCAGTGAAGAAAACAGAGCTCGGAGTTCAGCCTGGACTCACCGTGAATTTCGCCCGCTATAACAACCTGCCTGCGGCGACGCAGCTCGTTGAGGGCGTGCGGATGGAAACCAACGCTTTGGCCGCTTCAATGTTCTCGATTACGGTCTAGTTCTTGGCCGCCTCGTCAGGTGACTGGCGAGTGAAAACCGCCCTGTATCGGCGAACCCCTCCACAAGCTGGGGAATGCCGAGGGAACCCCAGCACCGGGGACTCCGTAGAGACTATACGGGCGGGAACTCCAAAACCCCCATGACCAGGTGCCCCAGAGAATGCGGGTGGAGTTCAAGGCATAGTCCGATCTGTACCGATGGAAAAGGTGCAGAGGCTGGCAGAAATGACCAGCCCGCTCCTTCGGGAGAGGTAACAGATTGCGCAGAACACGGAATGGCCATCGCGGTCTCTGAGCTCCTGCTCAATGCGTCTTTCGATGACGTAATGGCAACGGCGAGCCGTCTGCTCGGACGCAACATGGCAATGTACCTCGACGGTCAATTGGCCGCCTGACGGGGAAACCCGTCAGTGCAAAACCCGAGAATTGCTGGAACCTCCTGTTAGGCCTCAGCACCACAGCGTGGGACGAAAGTCCGAGCGCGATGGTCCAAAAAGTTGAGGATAGGGAAAATCAGCAGCCGAGCCCCTGTGAAATGGGGAAGGTCCAGAGACTATGTACGGGTCACCCTGCTGGGGTGAAGATATAGTCCGAACTGCATGGAGACATGCAGAGCCAGGCAGAAATGACCTGGCCACTCCGAGAAATCGGAGGGGTAACAGATTGCAAGCGAGGGACACACTGCTCATGGCGTCGAGCGTGCTCTATGGGTACAACAAATTCGGGCTCACCGAATCTCAGCGGACTCCGCTGTCTCCGTATGACCGTGGATCTGCGGCTGCTAACCGTGCCGGGCTGACTGGCGGGTACGACTTCACGGCCGCGCTGTCAAAGGACGTCGTGGAGACTCTCGCCACGAAGAACGTGCCCCGAATGGGGAGTGCTTATATCACGTTCGTCCACCCGCATCAGAGCCGTCGACTTCGCGACGATCCCGAATGGATCGAAGTCTCCAAATACGCGCAACCGGGGCAATTTATGCTCGGCGAAGTGGGCAGGATCAACGACTGTGTGTATATCGAAACTACCCAGGTAACGCAGGTCGACAACGGCAACACAACGAACCCCGCTCCCGTATATCAATCGATATCTTGCGGGGATAATGCCTTCGGCCACGCAATTTCACTTCCGGTCGAGCTTCGTGACGGTGGCGTGCTCGACTTTGGGCGTGAACATGCCCTTGCCTTGACTGACTGGGCCCTTGCCGCGTAAGTGGTAAGTGAAAATCCCGAGAATTGCTGGAACGCCCGCGCCACCTGGTTGCACCACAACGTGGGACGAAAGTCCGAGCGTGACGGTTCGAAAAGCAACCAGCAGGGGTAATCAGCAGCCGAGCCCACCTGGATTCGCTCCGATGGGAAGGTTCAGAGACTATGTACGGGACCCCTCAAAAGAGGGTGAAGAGAGAGTCCGAACTGCGGCGAGAGTCGTAGAACCCGGCAGAAATGACCGGGTCACTCCGCTAATGCGGAGGGGTAACAGAATGGGTATTCAATATGGGGCCTCGGCTTGATCACCGATCAAGCGGTAGTCGTGGCAGAGACCAATTAGGCTTCTGGGACTTATCACTCCAGAGGCTAAAGGTGGAATCCTGAGTAGTGGGGCCGCCCCTGGTCCCACTACGAATGGATAGTCAGTGCTGGACATTGATGAAAAGCCACCCCGCCGGAACAAGCCGGGACCTAAGCCGGATCCCACCAAGCCGTACAGCAAATACCGATCGCCGAAGCCCCGTATGTACGTGCCGAAGACTCACTGTCCGCACGGCCATCCGTACGACGATGAGAACACGCACATCGATGCTCACGGATACAAGCACTGCCGTACCTGCCAGCGCGAGCGAATGGCAGACCGCAGGGCCCGGGGCCTGGAGACAGTACGTAGCAAGTCACGAAAGGAAAAGTATCGTCCCGAAAGAGTGGGGACCGGCGGACGCAACAAGGCTAAGACTCACTGCCCCAAGGGCCATCCCTACGATGAGGAGAACACCATCCTCTCGAAGGATGGGCGTCGATGCTGTCGCACGTGCGCGAAGGCCAACTCGGCGGTTCAGAACATGAAACGCTACGGCATCACCAGGGAAGAGTTCGACGCACTTCTAGAGCGCCAAAATGGGCGCTGCGCGATTTGCGGCGAGTCGTTCGGTGATGTGGCTCCTCATATCGATCACGATCACTCCTGCTGCCCACGCGAGAAGGCGTGTGGCAAGTGTGTCCGTGGCTTGCTGTGCGCTTCCTGCAATCGTGGACTTGGCTGCTATCGCGATAGCCCAGAGCGCCTGTTCAACGCCGCCGTCTACCTCGAACGTTTCTGACTACCACCCTGAAAGAAAACCTTGGGACGCTTGTCTCGGAAGACCTTTCATACACCCACATGGAGATACTCATGCCTCCTCGCAAGCGCGCTGGTGATCACACGGGACAGCAGACTCAGAAGCTCCAGGCGGAGCACGCCGAGGAGCTCGCCGAAAAGTCCAAGCGTCTCACCATGATTCAGGCAGCGAGCGAGGTGGAGAAGCTTCAGCCAGTCGACCTGTCCGGCCCGTCCACCGAAGTCGTCCAGGACGGCGATAAGCAGGTGGAGGTCAAGCGCTCGAAGATGAGGGTCAAGGCGGTCGCCGACGTGGAATGCACGGTCGGCGTGGGCAATAACTACAGCTTGGAGGAAGGCCGGACATACGACCTTCCGGCTCATGTCGCTGAGCATCTCCTGGAGAAGGGGCTGGTCTGGGCGTGAGTACTCCTGAGGACCCTGAAATCCTGATCGGAGAGATCTGGACGCTCCGCAATGGAATCGGTGGAACCGGAGTCGGTGCCATCCCGGCAGGCGCCGAGGTCGAGATCACCGAGATTCTCCCCCCGTTCTCTCCCGGTGTGGCGCCCGAGGACACCATCATCTCCGTATATCGCTTCGCCGACTGGGGTTACGACGACGAAGGGAACTTCGTGGAGATCCAGAATTCCCGCCGCCTGGCCTATCCGGAGAGCCAGTTCCGGAGCATGTTTGACCCGCCTGGGAGTGAGTGATGGCTGGAGGGATAACCGGATTCGCGTCCAAGGCGGCCCTGAACTACATGACGGGCAAGTCGCTGAATGTGGGGACGGCGCCGCAGACGATGCAGCTCGCGTTGCTGACAGCGGCTCCGCCTGCGAATCCGACTATCCAGCAGCTCAATGAAGTCGCGAGTACGGGCTATGTGCGGCAGAACGTGACGTGGTCTCCAGCGACGCTGAATGCCACTCCTGGGCAGCCGTCGCAGATCGCGAATTCGGGGAACGTGCTGTATGGCCCGTTCACGGACGTCAACGGTCTGGCCTATCCAGTGACACACTGTGCTCTGATCGGCAATGTCGTGCCGGACAGCGTGGCGAATTTGTTCGACGTGAACACTTCGGGCATTGAAACCGACGCCTCGGCCTGGACGAGCTTCCTCAACGGAACCATCGCCCGATCCACGGCGCAGAAACAGGCTGGTGCAGCCTCGCTCGCCGTGACGATTCCGGCCATCGGTGATTCGCAGGTAGGGAATGCCGCGTATTTCACGGTGAGTCCCTACACCACGTACACGGCGGCGGCATGGGTTTTCTCCACTGTGGCCGGAGTACAAGCGAAGGTCGATATCCCATATTACGACGGAAGCAACGTCCAGGTCGCGTATAACTCGACGGCCCTGACGACGCTCGCCGCGAATACATGGACCCAGGTGACCATCAGCGGAATGGCTCCGGCGACCGCAGTGACGGCGAAGACGATTCTCCGCACAACGGCGACTGCGGCCGGGCAAGTGGTCTACTGGGACGCGATGTCATTGGCGCCGTCTCTCCGCCAGGAAATCATAATGACGTGGCAATTCGATGCCATTGGTCAAGCAGCTCAGAATGAGTCTCTCCAGGTTTCTGCGGGGGCACTGACCATGTCGCTCGGCTAGTAACAGATCCAGTAACGGCCCTTCGTCCTCCACTCGTGCCTCGGCCGACGTCACGAGGAGCGAGGTGTCATGGCGAGCAAGGACTCGATTCTGGAGCGGGTCCGGACCGAGCTCGGTGATTTCGGTGCCGCGTTCCGGGATCGGTTCCTCGGAACGGGAGAACTGACGGCGTACGACCTGTCCGCCATCAACGTCTCTAGCGTGACGGTGACAGCCACCCCGGCCGGGGGAACCGCCACCACGCTGGTCGCCCCCGAGGACTACCAGCTCGACTCACGGACCGGGCGCATCTTGCTGGCCGGGAGCTGGGCCCCGCTGCCGGACGGAGCTGTGCTTGTAGCGGAGGGCTCGGGCGGCGGCATGTTCGCTCAGGCGGACCTGGAGATGCTGCTGAGCGAGGCCCTGCTCCAGCACACCAACGGCAGGACCATCCGCACGAGGTACAGGGACACCCACGGCTTCGTGAGGTACAGGGACGACCCGGTGACTTTGGAGACCCTCCCGGCGGTGGAGGAACTGCCGGTCGCCCTGCTCGTAGCGATCAACGCCTTGTGGGTGCTCTCCACGGATGCGGCCGGGGATGTAGACGTCGTCACGCCGGACGGGACCCACGTCAATCGCCAGCAGAGATACGAGCAAATCATCCACCAGATTGGCCTCGTTGAGGAACGATACGACGAGATTTGTGCCAGCCTCAATGTCGGGCTTAATCGCATCGAGATGCAGGATCTCCGTCGCGTCAGCCGCACCACCGGCCGTCTGGTCCCGCTCTTCAAAGAGCAGGAGTACGACGATTTCTCTCTCCCGGTGCGGAAGATTCCCCAAATCGACTCACGGGATGAAGACGGCTCTGGGGTGCCCTCGTTGGCATATTGGGGATGGTGGTGAGGGCCTAAAATGGGGCGGTTGGACTGGAAACGTGGTCGCTGGTCAGCCGAGGTTGAAACGCAGAGGATCGCCGATGGCCTACGGGGCTATCAGCCCGCCTTCGGGGATCACGTCACCTATTACCGATACGACTATGAGCGATCTCAACGGCACCCAGTGTATGACGAGGCGGTGTCCGCTGGCCGTATCTTTTCGGGCCCGATCGATCTGCCGGTCTTGGACGTCACACACGCCATGGGCGAGGACGAGCTTGCCGAAGGCGGCTTCTACACGGTCGATGCGATCCAGGTGAACTGCTCTTTCCGGCAGATCGCCAGGACCGGTCTCACTCATGCGGACCTGCGGAACGGATCCTACCTGCGTGACCGTCTCGCCTATGACGGCAAGTTGTTCCGTGTGCTGGAAATGCGAATTCTCGGCCAGCTACAGCGTTCAGACGTCTCCGTCGAGATCAACGCCACGCAGCTCAAGCATGATGAGATCGTGAACGATCCCCAATTTGCGCAATACGCTGTGGACCCCAACGCGGCAGCATAGGCTTCCATCGTTAGCAGCCGGTGTCGTGCATATCTTATACTCGACGCACCGAGGGTCTTTCCCCCCTTTCTCCCCTCGGGTGCGGCAGGAGCGTCACCATTGTGCGGGCGCTCGGTGGACATGGCAGGCCGGTGGCCGATCCACATCGCTCACCCGGTCTCTCGTGGGCCGGGTTCTTTGCTTACCAGGAATTCTTCGCGACGTGCGATTCTTAGTATGTCGGTCACATCTTCTATGTGGGGCACTCATGTCGGAATCAGTCGCCACTGATTCCCTCCTGTGCGAGGGAGGGATGTGACTGTGCCATGGCTGCTGACAGAGGATGCTGCGCTCAAATCCAAGTTGACCGGCCTTTCGGTTACTGGCTCGGCGGTCGATGGACCTATTCCTGTGGATGTCAGGATCAGTGTCCCGGAGGACGAGTTCGCGGATTTCACCTACCCGCTCATCATGATTACGCAGGCATCGGTTCAGCGTGCATCTGAGCGGGAACACCGTGGGTTCGTGGAGATCGGAGTTCTGCCCGAGGGATACGAGCCGACGACGGGACCTTATTTCGCCGACGTTCCTGTGCCCCACGACATCGACTACCAAGTGGTGCTGTACACGCGGCTTACGCAGCACCGTACAGAGTTGGTCGGCAAGCTGGCCGCTTTCAAATATCTGCCAGAAAGATTCGGATTCCTCGACGTCCCCAACGACAGTTCAGTCCGCCGTCTCGATCTTCTCGGCGGCCCGGACATGAGCTCGGGACGGGATAGGGACAATAAGCGCCTCTTCACTGCGACTTACCGGATTCGCGTGAACAGCGAGCTGTTTGTCCTTGGCGACCCGGTGACCTTCCCGAAGGTCGAGACCGTCGACATCGATATGCACGACATTCCCGGGCGACCGGGATAGGAGTCCATATGGCTGTGACCACGGGACGACCGGGCGTTTTCGTCAGCGAATCCCTCATCCCACTCACCTCCACCCCCGAGATTTCCGGTCAGGCGACTGCGGCGTTCGTCGGTGCCCACGATGACGGACCGGTAGGCCCAACCCTGGTCACATCGTGGGCGGACTGGCGGGCGCGCTTCGGCGATTTCGGCACGGGTACGGATCTGCTGCCGTTCGCCGTCTACCAGTTCTTCGCCAATGGGGGTTCTCAGGCGTATGTGGTCCGGGCCGTCTCATCCGACGCTGTAGCGGCGAGTCTGGACATCAATGACGTCCAGACCACCCCGGCACCGGTCCTCACGATCGATGCCCTGGCGCCGGGAACTCGGGGCAATGAACTCTACGTCACGGTCACACCTCGGACCCCGAATAATGGGCGCTTCGATTTGTACGTCCGGCAGGGATCTACAACGACGCCCCCGGTCGAGCAATACACGGATGTGACCCTCGATCCGAGTGATCCGCGAAACCTGATTGCCATGGTTGGCGCGGCGTCCGATTCCGGGTCTCGTTACATTTCCGCGACCTATACCGGACCTGCTTCCTGGGCTATCGCCAACACTCCGGCCGCCCAGGCAAACACTCCGCTCACGGGAGGATTGACAGGCACGGCCGCCGTCAATCTGGTGGATGCGGCGAAGCTCCTGGACGCGGTCGACGGGATTCTCAATGTGAATCTCCCCGGGGTGTCTGACTCGACCGTCCTGAACCCTCTGATTGCGTGGGCTTCTGCGAGCGGGTCGCGATTCATGGTGGCGGATGCTCCCAAGGCATCTGCCACATATGCCGATACAGTAACGGCATTTAAGAATCTCTCCCCTCTTGCGACATCTTCCGGGACGCCTCTGACGAGTTC